GTCGAAAACAACGCTACGCCATCGCCACCGACATAACCGGAGCTAAAGCCGTTGTTAAGAACCGCAGCAGCTTTGGTCTGCTTGGTGTATGCCATAGCGCGAGCCAAGGCTTTGGTATAGCGATTAGACAGACTGTCGTACAGGTTGTCCTCGATAGCCTCTTCGGTCAGCGAGAATCCCAGAGCGATAGTCTCATGGACGTAACGAGCGGTCCAAGCTTCTTGCGCGTTATCGTAGGCCATCGCGCTGCCTTCGTTCTTCACCGGAGCGGCGGAGAAGCCAGACAGTTTGGTTTCCTCTTCAAACGAACGCTCGGAAGTCTCGGTCTCGTAGATTTCCTTGTGCTCTTCGCCATAGCGAGCGTACTCAAGACCAAACAATGCGTTCAGTCCGGGGAGAAGCTCTTTCAGTAGTTGTGCGCGTGAAATAGCCATTTATGTTCCCCTTTACGCAGTTGCCGTAGCGTAGTAGTACTCGTGCTGACCGTGGTTCAGTTTCACGAGAATCTCGGGATACTGAGTGAATACCAAGGTTGCACTGGATGCAAAAGCTGCGGACGGAGCTTGGTTCAAAACGAACGAAGTCGCACCAGCAGAAGCAGCCGTATCTACAAACGAGCCGGAAGGAATGTAATTACCACTTGAATCCAACGAACCTACATCAGTACCCACGGGCAGTGCGAATGGCAATGCCGAGCAAGTAACCGTAGCAGTAGAAATGCTGGAATAAGTAGCGTTACCAAGGGAAACAGCAGTCTCACCAACCAAACCAAGCACACGCAAGGGCAACGCATCAGTTGTCGCAGGGGTGTCGTTAGGTGCAAGCACAGCGTTTTTGGAATCACCAGTAAGCGTACTTCCGGTGTTGTTGATCATTGCCAAGTTCTGACCGATCATGGCGCGAGCGCCAGAAGCAACAGCGGTAGTAGCCGAGCAAACGACTGCTTTAAAGACCGTATCAGGGTCATCACAGACGATTGCAACAGCGTCCCCAGCAGCGGTACTGGCAGGCCAGTATTGCGACCAAGTCTTCTGTTTGGTGGTGGGGTTGGTGTACGAACAGCCCAAGAAAATGCCAACCAGAGTACCAAGAGTACCTGTCGAAACGGAAATACGCTCCAAATTACCACGGACGAGAGCTACGCAATCGCCATAGAAAATACTGGTGCTGTACCCATTTGCAATAGCATATTCACGAGTCGAGCCCGCAAACACCTGTCCGCCGATCAAATTGATCGGCTTTAGCCCGTAAGGGGCGTCTACAACAGGATAAGCCATTTTAGACCTCGTTTAAGTTAAGTTCCTTTACCGAACGATACTTTGGAACGCTTCTCCGCAAAGAGTGGCATCCGAGCATCGCTCTCTCGCATAAAGCTGTTATCTACAGCATCCATATTGGCCTTGGTGAGGTCATTAAAGTGTTTGGTACGTTGTGCAACAAACTCTTCAGGGATTTTGCAGAGTAACAATCCATCAATCTCGATGTTGTCCTTAAACCGACTGTTCTCATCACGTAAAAACTTAAGGTCAGGCTGTTCTTCAATTCCTACTGGTTCCCAACCTTCTCTGAGTTTGGCAGAGATATTCTTTGGGTCAGCTTTCCCAAGCGAAGACACACGTACCCATCGGGGTTTGTACCCTGGCATGGGGGCTACTTCGGGAAGAACATCAGCTCGTTTCCATTGTTTAGGACGTGCAGACTTCTCGCGGTTCTCAACTTCTCTAGATAAACGGTTTTCAGCCATTTGCTCGCTCCAATTTCATTTGTTCCTTCACATACTGCTCAGGAGTTATTCCCATCTTTTTGATGATGTTAAGTTGGGATTGACTAAGTTTGACTTTTTTGGAAGTCGTACTACGAGAAACAGGAGCTACAACAGTAGCTGGTCTTTCTGTACGTGCTGGAGGTGATTTTGTCTCAGGCTCCGCAGGTTCATCTCCCCATTCATACTCGGGGAACCTTTTACGCATCGTCTTATCGACGATTTCCCAGTACTCGTCAGTGCCCTCGAAAGCCTGTCCACGTTCCCTAAGCAGTTTGTTGTTTAGGCCAAGCGCGGCAGCAGTCATTTCGTCATCTGATCCAAACCACGTATTTTGTCTACGCCATGAATCAGTTTTCGGGTCCAACCTCGGAGCCTGTGGCTGCGATTCAGGTAAATTTACTTCAGTTTCTTGCGGTTGTACAGGGGGTTTGTATCCTTTTAACCGCTCAAGTCTATAAGATGCTTCAGTTAATTGCTTCTGAGCCTCTAACAATTTATCAGAATCGCCCGCTTCATAAGCTTCTTTGTAGGCTTTTTCAGCGTTCTTTAACTCTAATTCAACAGCATTTTTAGCTGTATTAACTAGATGTCCTTCGTTTTCGGTCACTTTAGAACGAAGCGTTTTAATTTCGTCTTGCAGTTTCTGAGCTACTTCTAGCGCAGCCTGCTGCTCACGCAACGCACGTTCTTTCTCACGACGCTCGTCGTGCCAGACCTTCTTCATCTGCTTGAGTCGTACTTTGACTTTCTCGGAATATTCTTCCAGTTCGTCGTCTTCAAGCTCTTTAACTAATTCTTGAGGTAACGGTTCCCGCCCACGATCTTCAGGGGGCGTATCGTCTTCGATCTCGATGTCAAACTCGTTTTCAGTTTCTTTGTTGGCGGCTTCGGCCATTTTTAACCCCTTATGCGCGACTAATACCGCGAGGATCTTCTACAACCCCCTCGATAGAGTCATCGTTAATGATGCGAAATTCCCGACCATGAATCTTCAGGCGTGTGCCTGCATGGGGGCGAACCAGTACAAAATCACCGACTTTGCAATACGGCCCTGATGGGAATCGCTTCTCATCCTTATAGGCATCTGGTCCCATCTTGATGACAAAAAGCACCGTCGTTAGTAATTCCTCGTGGTGCATCGTGACATCGGCTTTGATGAGACCATTATCGAACTTGTCTTCAATCTCTGGGATCGCACACAAGATTCGATAACCTGATGGCTCAGGAAGTTGTCGCGCTTTTTCTTCGGCGGTTTCAGGCAGTACCGTTGCAGAGCCGCTTGTAGACCCTACTAGGAGTTCACTCATCGTCGTCACTCATCCTTTCTAACATATCGGCAAGATACCCTTGCGCTATTGCAATTCCACGCATCACACCGCACTGAAAGCGGTAATCCGCGTGGTCCTTTGCCAACCCCTGCGCTAAAACTTCGGCTAAACGCTTCTGTTCATCGACACAGTGGCTGATCAAATGCCGCAAAACCTTCTCGGTCTCCATTATTCAGTTCCCTTTTCTGGCTTAGTCACAGCCTTAGCAGTTACTTGCTCCCGTTGTTGCTGCATTGCAGCAATGTTTCGAGCGATGTCAGCACCTATGCGCGTACCTTCTATCTCATTACGCACAGCTTCAACGCCTGCCTGAAACTCCTGCTCCATCTGATCTTTGGCGATCTGGGCACCCAGTCGGGCACCATCAATGTCCATTTGACCCTGGATACGCATACGTTCGGTCTCGATCTGGGCTGCTTTGAGTTGAGCATCCGACTGATCTTTGGCGGTTTTGCGTTGTAGTTCAGCGGCTTGTAGCTGAAGCTCTTGTTGCTGCATCTGCACAATTGGATCTTGTGCCTGCTGCTGGGCTTGCTGTTGCTGAATCATCGCCTGATTGGACTGCAAGAGTTTCTGTGCTCCTGCTGCCGCGAGTCTGGAGATTTCGACCTCCATATCTTCTGGCAATTCTTCGTTGGGTGCAGGGTAGGGAACCCCGAGTTTGTCTTCGATGTTTTTGCGGTATTGGAACGCAAAGTGTTGGGCAATATGCGCCATAAATGCAGCACTCATAGCCTGAGCGTTTGGACTCTGACCAAGAACTTGTGCTGTGATTGGGTCTTGCAGTGCAGACATATGCACTGTGATATGCGCGGCGTGATCTTGGTAGATAAACGCCTTGACTGGCTTGCCTTGGAACATATCCATGTTCTCAGATACGGGGTCAGTCGGTTTCATGTCATCTTCCATCGGCACAAGCTTCTCGGCGTTTTTGATACCAAGAACCTCTAACATCTGCCTATGAAGATAAGGTAAGTCATATAACTGGGGGGCTGTTTGAGCTAGTTGAAGTACAGCTTGGTACTGCACAACTTTCTGGCTCATCGTCGCTGCGTTCGGATCACTGACCGGTATTACATCGACGTTGTCGTAGTCTGACTTCTTAGCCCTGGGGCGACCATCCACTGGCTCGTAGTCGTATGTATCCGGCGTGTAGTCAGCAATGATGGTTTTTAAGAGCCGGAACTCCTGCTTCATCGCGTAGTGAATCCGCGCCTGAACAGCCGACATCACCTTCAGTGTGCGTTCTAGGATCGCTAGCGTAGTCCCAACGGGGGACTGAGCCGACATATCAGAGACTTTAAGATCCGCAGCAGAGGCAAACCGACGCCCCTCGTCAATGATCTTGTCCATGAGTGCAGCTAACACCTGCGACGGCTCCTTGTACGGAAGCGGCATGATGTTGTCTTTGAGAGCACCCGAGGCTATGTCCACATCGCGCCATTCAGCCGGAGCAAACGGGGTGTCATCACCTTTAGTCCGCATCCCCTTGGTCTTAAATCCACCTGGGAGATTGGCAAGTGAGCCTGCATCTACAAGCTGACGAAGAATTGATGTACCCGACTTGGCAAACCCACCGATCAAATGGATAAGCCCAAAGGCATAAAAGCCAAAGCCTGGGACGTAAGGATAGTGGACAAAGTGCTGACGCTTTTTCTTCAGTTCATCGTCTGGGTTCCAATTGCGTCTAATCGCTAAGATCTTACTGTTTGATTTCTCAATCGTAATGACGTACGGAACAGCCAACCCAGTCTCTTTACCATCTTCATCTTTGTCAGGAAAGCCTGGGAGATCTAACGTAACGTGCATTTCTAAGAGCTTGTACCGGTTATCAGTAGTTGCCCTGAACCCCATCTTTTCTGCAATCTTTTTCTCTACTTCATCGAGCGAATCGGTGGGGTCATCCAGCTCTACATCGACGTAGAACCCACTCTCCATTAACCGCTCTAGCTCATTTTTAGTCTTACGCATGACATGCGTAACACGCTCGGCTGTCTCAATATTCGCAGCGCCGTATGGCACCACAAGATCATCTGCCGACACATACATCGCCGTCTGTCGATCAAGCCCTGGGTCAAAGTAGACTTTCTTAAACGCATTACCCGCCAGCCCCAGTCCCCACAGCATCTTCTCGTGCTCAGGTCTGTACTCGATCATCACATCGGTAAGCTGGTGGTTCATATCTGCCTGCACACGCACAGCAGACTCTTTCTTCTCTTTAGTTTCTTCACCAATAATCTTGGTACGCACCGGACCTTGTGCTGGAAATGTCTCCATGATGGTCTCAGCCTGAAACTTCACCACAGCTTCAGTCAGCAGGGGGTGGTACACACCACACGCTCCGGGCCACGGCTCCGTCCGATCCTCAACCTTAAGCCCCAGCAGGTCTAAGCCATCAACGTAAGTCTGCATCCAGTCTTTGCGGGATGAGATGTCGTCTTCAAAATCGCTACATAAATCTTCGGCAAGAGTGGCTAGCTCTTTGGCATCCATTTTCTCGGCAAGATTGTCGTTAAACCCATCCTCTTCTTTTTCTTTCTCAATCACAATCTCTAGACCGCCAAGACCTACTGATACTGACTCGGGATCTTCAATCTCAATCTCGATGTCTGGCTCCATGACCAGACCATCATTCTGCAACCCCAAGGGCGCTTGGTTTAACGCTTTGTCAAAAAAGCTACTTGTAGCCATGATCTATCCTTAATAGTAGGCGTACTGCCGACGCCCCTTGAAATACACAGGCTCGTCCTCTTCGTCGAGCAGCGTGCGGACAAAGCCACCCTTGCGGAAGCGCATCAGCGCCAAGGACACCGAGTCCACATAGTCATCATGATCGCCAGCAGGAAAACTTGCAACCTCTTCGATCACTTCCTCCGCCCAGTGTGTGTTCGGTGCCCACACCCGCCCACTCGCAAATATATCTGCTACTGCATTAAGCCGTGCAATCTTATCGTTTCCTTTACTCGGGGTGAACTCCTGTACAGGAATACCCATCGCCCGCATCTCATAGATAAGCGGTGCCCCCGAAGCCTTCTTCTCAATAATGATCGAGTCAGGTTTGCACTCTTTATACTCGTCCAGCGCCACCTGTTTTAGCTTTGGAAACTCCATCCGCTCTCTAAATGCGTTGAGCAGTATGATATTAGCCTGCGGTATGCCGTTGTCATCGTCTTTATAGAACACACCCCAGTAAGTCATTGCGGAATAGTCCGCACGGTTGTTCTTTTCAAACGCCGTATCCCACGCCATCACCGTAAATTCGCAATTGGGAGCTTCTTCATCTTCCCAAGTCTTCCACCACTCCCGCTTAACAATCGCAGAAGTCTCTGATGTGGGGTTTTGTTGGTACTGAGCCATCCATTTTGCATGGGGAAGCTCTTTTTGCAGTGCCTCAAGCTCAATCTTGGGCCAAAACTCGGGCCACAGCGGTCGTCCACTAGGCAAAAGTGCAGGAAATTCGATGACTTCCCACTCTTCTCCACTGCGTTGCGACGCAGCCTTGATTACTTGACCCGTTAAGTCCTTCTTTGACCAGCGCGTCATCACAATAATGATCGCACCCCCCGGCTGTAGACGCTGCCGAGGCCCGGATGTGTACCACTCGTAGGTTTTGTCGTATATCTCTGGGTTAGTTTCCGCTTGCGCGGCCTCTTGTTCCGAGTGCGGGTCGTCAATAATCAGAATATCCGCGCCTTTACCCGTAACAGCACCTCCCACACCGATAGCAAAATACTCTCCACTCTTGTTAGTCGCCCACCTGCCAGCAGCTTTAGAGTCCGCTTGTAGGCCAACTGTTGGAAATATTTCTTTATAGACGTCTTGATCGACAAGATTTCGCACCTTTCTACCAAAACCTACAGCCAACTCTGCCGTGTGCGAGGTCTGAATCACTTTCTTTGCAGGAAACTTACCCAAAAACCAAGCTGGCAACAGATAAGACGCAAACTCTGATTTCGTATGACGCGGCGGCATATTAATAATAAGGCGTTTTGTTTTACCCTCCGCTACCCGCTCAAACGCAGCAGCCATCTTTGCATGGTGCGCCCCATGGATAAAGTTAGGCCACACCTTATTTACAAACGCCATGAACGACTTCTGCGCCTGCTCAGCTTCTTTGCGCTGCTCCAACTCCTCAAGCAGCATGAATACTCGCGGTTTTACCGCATCAGGTATCTGTTTTAATAAGGCTGGGTTGTCACGCAGGGCTGTCAGCAGATCGTTCCGCATCTTCCTCCCCCTCTAACCCAAGCTCTTTATCTAGATCAATATCTAATAAATCTATCGTGTTTGGCTTTTTATCCTGTGGCACCTCTTTGGCTTCGACAGGAATGGCATCGCCTACATACTTTTGCAGCAGCCTTGTTAGCTCACTCTCAATTTCATTAACCGGCTTTTGTTTAATCGTGATCTCAACTTGCTCGCTAAAAAGATTAACCCCTTTCCGCTTACCTAGCATCTCTAAGGCTCGCATCCTAATCTTAGGGTCGGGGTTCTCTACTTCTTCTAGCAGCTTGTTGGTTACTAGATTAGTAATACGTCTATTAGCTTCTAAGAACTCGTGATCGTACTCAGTTAGCAATGCCTCTATTTTGAGGATCGTTCCCGGTGT